CCCAAAAATTTCCCCGGGGGAGTTTTTTGGTAGAACAAAACCGCATTAGGCGTTGGAATTTCTTTAAGGGTTACGCCTATTATTGTAAATTCGTTTATTTTATTGCGAAACCTTGAAGTTTCGACGCCTTTTGCGGGCTGGAAAGGAGAAAACATATGGCAGTTGTTAGCAAAACTACATTGAAGTCATATTTTAATGACGGAGATCTTCCCGTAGAATCTAACTATGTCGATTTTATTGATACAATGGGTGATCTTTCCAAAACCTCTGACAATAGACCAGGCGTTACAAGACTCTATCGAGACGATACTGATAGTGGATATTATGTGAGACACTACTGGACGGGAACCCATTGGTATCTTCAAGGATATTTAAGTGGTGCGTATCATGCTGGTTGTAGAGTTGAGTATGCTAACACTGTTCCTTGGACAGGGATCACTGGTAAACCTTCAACCTATACACCATCAGCACATACTCATCCAGGAACGGATATTACTTCTGCGGTTGCTAATGCGACTAACGCAGACACGTTAGATAGTCTTCATGCTGCTAGTTTTCATAGAACAGATCAGAACATTGTAAATAGCAATGATCTGAAACTTGGTAGTGGCGCAGTACTTGGTAATACTTCTCAAGCGGTTACAACAGGGTATTTAGATCTATATCCTACAGCTGGTAGAATCCGTTGGGGGAATGGAGATGGTACATATTCTGCAGATTTGTATCAGCTTTCCACAGATAAATTATGTTTCAGTTCTTATTTAACTGTTGCTGGAGGACTGAGAGTTGGAGATACTACTGAACCGCCAGATAATGATATTACTGTTGCCGGTGGAATAAATGTTGGTGGAACCGCTAATCCTAATGCTGGACAAATCTGGTTCGGGGACGCTAACTGTTGTATCTATGATGACGGCGCAAATAATTTACGTCTTTACAACAATTATGGTTATGTTGACATTGGTGCGAACTCATCAAGTCAATTGGTTTTCTATACAGATGAAAATATCTTTACATTTAACAAATCTGTTTATTCTACTTTCGCTATTGTTGGGAGAGGAACGCCAGCGATTGTTGCATCTTATGAAGGTTCAACCAGTAATGGATTGTACTTATCTAAAGACTATAACAATGCCATTATTTACCTTAACCAAGACCATGACGGAGATATTTATATAAACTGGTGGGGTGGTCATACTGGAGAAACCAGGATTGGTAACCAGGGTTCAACCTATGGCAACATTCGTGCTGATAATTTCATTGATGAAAGTACTATCAAATCAAAGAGAAACGTACGTTCGTTGAAGAGTGAAATTGATGCGTTAGAGATTGTAAAGTTAATGAAACCTTCTTGCTTTGAAAAGGACAATACAGGAAGTAAACGCAGGATGGGTTTTATTGCGGAGGAATTAAACGAGATATTACCAGAGGTTATAGGATACGAAAGAGAAACCAATGAGCCAACAGGAATAGCCTATGGGCAAATCGTTCCGCTATTAGTCCAAGCCATACAAGATCTAAGTGAAGAGATTGAGAGGTTAAAACAATGACAGATTTTACTCCATATGATCCAGTAGTGCCGGATAAAGTATCTCATATTTCGTTTAACATTCGATCCGATATGGTTGAGGATGTTGATCAGTATGGCGATCCGTTAGGGACATTTACAGAAACAGAATTCATTGATGGTTTTGCGATCGTACAAGATCAGAATGGTGAAGTAGTAAAGATACACAATGCCGGATCTTATACAGAACTAATTGAAAAGAACGTAATGACGGCACAGCAGCTGTTAACAATTCAAACCTTCTTGCAGAACGTAAGAGATACTATAGAAGGATTATTATTACCATAACATTTTTGAAAGGAGAATTATGGAACCGATAAAGTGTACTATGCAAGACGTTGTTAATGTTATTCCGGCTTTAAATGATTTACATACTATTAGATTACCTGTAAAGTTATCTCTAGATATTCGTCGTATTGAGAAAGTTGTTATGGAGGAGCATAAATATTTTCAAGAAGAAGAAAAGAGAATAATAGACACATATTGTGAGCGTAATGGAGAGGGAGATTATATAAGACCTCCAATTTTAGATTCTGATGGGAATACCGTGGTTGATGAAGCTGGAAACGTACTTTACGATAGTACTAAAATATTGATTGAAGATATGGACGCTTTTCAAAAGGAATTAGCTGCTTTGCTAAACAGCGAGGTTGTTTTGAATGTTAGAAAAATTGCATTAAGTCGTATTGGAGATATTGAACTGCCATATGGAAGGATTGGTGGATTAGAGTTTCTTATCGACAACGATTTATAAACTTCTAAAATCAAGCACTTTTGTGAGAGTCATTATTCTTCAAAAATACGGTTTCCATACCGTTTCTCCTTTCAAGAGGCCCTTTATTGGTTTAGAAGAAGGTAATGACTCTCTTGAAAGTGCTTGATAACTAGTATGAAACTATTATAAAAAGTGAGGAAAACTATGCCAGATGTAGGATTTTTTATATGGAAAATGTCATCAATGCCTAAAGATCCAGACGATCTTGTAAAGATTTGTCATCAATACGGCATTAAACGAGTAGTTATTAAGGTGCTGGATGGGATATGGAAGTATAATGTTCCTTATGGAGATAAAGAGTTAAAAGATTACATGATTGTGTTGAAGGTTAATGGGATTATTGTAGAGGCTTGGGGTTATCAGTATCCAGATCAACCAACTTTGCAAGGTGATATGATCGACGAACGTCGACAGAAGCTTGAGTTTGAAACTTTTCATTTGAATGCTGAATCTCCATGGAAGGAACCTTTTGGAATGACCAAAGCAGCAAAGGCTATGCTTGGACAACTGAAAGTTAATAGATTTGAAGTCTTACTTTGTTCGTATCGATTTCCAAGTCAACATGCTCCTTTCCCATTTGATGCGTTTATGAATCATGAGGCGACAGATGGAGCGTCTCCCCAAGTCTACTGGGCTTTGTCCCATAATCCTGTTGAGCAACTAGAAGCCTGCCTATTAGAGTACTCCGCATGGGGTAAATCCGTTTACCCGATTGGACCTACTTTTGGTGCAAGCTTTAAACTTGGGGGTAATTGGGTGTACTGGGAGCCAACGGTTGAAGAATTAGTGGCATTTAGAAAAGCTGCCCATGCTACAGGGATTAATAGACTATACTATTACTCCTTAGATTGGGCTTTAGCCAAGAATAGGTTTGACTGGATAGAAGCAGCTACAGGGATCAATGCTGGTTCTCCTATTGATCCTCCAGTAATTCCGCCAGTAAGTGAAGCTTTTGTTGTTACTAACTGTGATTGGTTAAATGGACGAGTTGAACCAAAGGTAGGTGTTTTAGAAGATGGTTCAAGTAATAGAATTGTAGTAGTTAGATCTGGTCAAAAGGTAGAGAGTCTTCTAGAAGATAGTGATCAATGGCAGAAGGTTCGACTTGGATTCATTGAAGCTTGGATGCACGGCGACTATTTGGAACCAGTTCAAAACTAGAGGAAAAAATTCAAAATGGAAGCTGAACCTACTAGAAAGAGACGAATGTCTAAATCTCGCGGGGCTCCAGGTAAGACTGTAGAAGCAAGAGAGAACCAACTGATTAGTCTCGCGGTAGATTTAGCCGAGAAACAGCTCGCTGAAGGAACTGCTTCCGCCCAAGTTATAACTCATTATTTACGACTTGGTACAACAAGAGCTAAATTGGAGAAAGAAAAGCTTAGAAGAGAGAATCAATTGCTTGCAGCTAAGACTGAATCACTTCAGTCAGCTCAAAGAACTGAAGAACTTTATAAAGAAGCTTTAATCTCCATGAGGACTTACAAAGGCGAAGAGATAGGGGAGGATGAATCTATTGAAGATTAGAACTTACAGCGAGTTATGTAAATTAAAGACGTTTAAGGCTCGGTATGATTATGTTAGACTTAAAGGAGTAGTTGGAGAATTAACTTTTGGGTTTGATAGGTATTTAAATCAGATGTTTTATAGATCCAAAAGGTGGTTAAGCATTAGAGATGAGATAATAATTAGGGATGAAGGTTGTGATCTCGGTGTTTTAGGTTATGAGATAAACGATTTAATTGTTATTCATCATTTAAATCCAATTACTCCTGAAGATTTAGAGGATGGAAGAGAAATTTTATTCGATTCCGAGAATCTAATTTGTACCAGCCATAGGACGCATATGGCAATACATTATAGTGACGAATCTTTATTACCAAAACCATTAAATGTTCGTTATCCAGGTGATACGACGCTTTGGCGTTAATAGATAAGGAGTTTATATGGATAGTATTTTAGTAACTATTCGAGAAGGCTTAGGTATTCAAAAAGATTATGACGGATTTGATGGTGAAATTATTGTTGCTATTAATAGTGCTATATTTTCATTAAAGCAACTAGGCATTGGACCGGATGGTTTTTTGATTACTGGACTTGATGAGGAGTGGTCGGCCTTAATAGATACAGCGGAAGATATAGACGGTATTAAAGCTTATATTTTACTAAAGTCGCGTATGCTATTTGATCCACCGACAACTTCATTTTTATTGGAAGCTGTGAGCCGACAAATTACTGAGTTAGAATGGCGATTAATGGTACAAGTTGATCCTGTGCCTGTTGAAGAGGAGTAATGGACTATGCCTTATGATATATTTAAACGTGATGATGGGTACTGCGTTTTTAAAGTGGACGCAGATAAAAAGCCTATAGGAAAAACACTTGGTTGCCATGACTCTAAAGAAGCTGCCGTGAAGCAAATAGTTGCTGTAGAGATTTCAGAAAGTCAAACTTTGAAACATGTCGGAGTTAAAGGTATGCGCTGGGGGGTTCGTAGAAAACGTTCAAGAAAAGCGAGCTCTGACTATACTAGTAGCAGAAAACTTGCAAAGAAAAAAGTTAGTGAGTTATCGAATGAAGAGCTTAAGAAGCTTAATAATCGTTTGGAATTAGAAAGAAAGTTTGCAACTATGAATCCTTCAACGACTGGTAAGGGCAAAAAGCTTGTATCTAAATATTTATCTAATTTTGGAAATCAAGTAGCTAATGCCTTAATACAAAAAACAGCAACAGCAACCGCGGAAGCTTTATTTGAGAAAGTAACGGGGTGAACTATGGTTTTCTCAAACAAAGCAGTACCTCAATATTATGGCGAATTCCGCGAAAAGGTTATTGCTGGTGAGATCCCTGTTTGTAGAGAAATTTCTATGGAGATGAACAGGATTGATAGATTGATAGAAAATCCTGGTATTTATTACGACAGTGAAGCTATAAACGGGTTTATCTTATTTTGTGAAAACGAACTCACATTAACAGATGGCACCAGGTTAACCTTATTGCCCACGTTTAAGCTGTGGGCGGAACAAATTTTTGGGTGGTACTACTTTGTAGAGAGAAGCGTTTATGTTCCCTCACCTGATAATCGTGGCGGTCGATATGTCCGTAAAAAGATTAAGAAACGGTTAATAAACAAGCAGTATTTAATAGTTGCCAGAGGGGCAGCTAAATCGATGTACGGAGCATGTATACAAAATTATTTTTTGAATGTTGATACTGCTACAACCAACCAAATTACAACAGCTCCAACGATGAAGCAAGCAGAGGAGGTGATGTCTCCCATTAGAACTGCTATAACTAGGGCTAGAGGTCCTTTGTTTAAGTTCTTAACAGAAGGATCTTTACAAAATACAACTGGTTCTAGAGCTAATAGGGTAAAACTAGCATCTACTAAGAAGGGTATTGAGAATTTCCTTACTGGTTCGTTGCTTGAAGTACGTCCTATGTCCATCGATAAGCTTCAAGGTCTACGTCCAATGGTCTCTACTATAGATGAATGGTTATCTGGAGATATTAGAGAGGACGTTGTTGGTGCTATCGAACAAGGAGCTTCTAAGTTAGAAAATTATTTGATTGTTGCTATGAGTTCAGAAGGTACTGTGCGAAATAGTAGTGGTGACACAATCAAGATGGAGCTTTTGGATATTTTAAAAGGAGATTATCAGAACCCTCATGTGTCTATATGGTATTACAAACTGGATAACATTGATGAAGTTAATGATCCTGCTATGTGGTTGAAGGCTAATCCTAATTTGGGAAGAACTGTTACATATGAAACTTACCAATTAGATGTTGAAAGAGCAGAAAAGGTTCCAGCTACTAGAAATGACATTTTAGCTAAGCGATTTGGTATTCCTATGGAAGGGTATACATATTTCTTTACTTATGAAG